ATAAACAAATTATTATTTGTTGTACCAACTTGTGCCTGTTTTGGTTGTTCGTTAATATCTCTATTCTTTTTATTTAAATCCATTAATTTATCATTAATATCTGCCATATTCTTCATCATACCAAATAATACTTCGAACGCTCTCGGGTGCTCGCTCTCGCGTGCGACCTCGATCATAAGTTCCAGACTTTCTTTACCTTTTTCTAGAATTTCGTAATAGGTGTCTCTGGAATATTCATAATCACTTTTGATATTTTCATTGTTTTCCATTATGCACTATCCACATATGTAAGTGTTTCAGTAAATCCATAATCACTATCTGGTGACACGTCTAATGGATTAGGTAGCACGGTAAGCTTAGGTTGTGGGTAAACAGAGTTACCAAACCCATCTGAGTCTGTTAATACACCAACATAAAGATTCCCATCCACCTGACGAATAATCTTTGAATTTGCAATACCATGATAGAAGTTTGCATGCATCAAGAAGTCCAACTGGTAGATAATAGTTCTTCTACCAAAGTTACCCTCATAATCATCAAGGTAACTCATACCTTGTAGGATAATCGGTACGTCTTCTTTCACGTCGTTGTAATTAGAAAACGGTTGGATTGTTAATGTATACTGTGGACTAAAATATGGTATAATTTGTTCTACAATTTGTAGTGCATCATCTTGTGTCTTAGAATAAACATTAAGCTGCATACTAATACTATAAGGAACCGGAGCATTAATCTTCGCTCTGTTCTCTGTAGCACTACCAGATTTAGAAAAGTTATTCATTTTCTGTAATTGTCTTTGAGCATCGTACTGGTAACCAATAATCTCAAAAGACATACGAGGTAACTTCATAGCTACCTTTGTATCATCATATAGATCTGGATTCTCACGAATACGTTCTAAGAAGTCACGCTTTGGTGCATACGACAAAGGAACCTTTTGTGTACTAATAACACCACCAGAAGAGTTCTTACGTAGCACGTAGATGTTGTTAAAGAGTGAGCCAAACATAGCCACACTTTTTCTAATTCGTTCGTGGTAGAAATAATCACCTAACATTACTGAGGATCTCCAAACGGATTGCTTTCAGAGAAGTCTAGGAAGCCAAGATCCGTGGTTGTTGTATCAAATGCATCATTCTGTTCATTTTCACTGAGCTGGTTATTCTCTGTTACTGATAACACAAATGATGTACCACCACCATCTGCTGCGATTCTTTGTACAAATACATCAGTAGTTGGAAGATGGAATAGACCATCATCCCCACCAAAATTAATAAGACCTAGAATCTTATCTGAATCAGAATATCTACTAACTTCTCCCGTAAGTACTGTACCATCAGACAATGTCTGAATCATAGTATCACCTTCTACAAAGTCACCACCAGAATCAAGTTGTAGTAAGAATTCGTATGCATAGTTTTCTTCAATAGCCTGGATATCATCGACACCCGTATCAAAATCTTCACCACTGAATTCAAATAGCTGTGAGCGCATCTTGTAAATAGGTAAATTATTTAACTGATAAAATGGCTGTTCATGTTCTACATGTTGAATCTGGAACATAGACTTTGACAAAGGAAGATATATTAAATCCCCTTCCCGTGGTCTAATAATATTTGCATCACTCTGCGCTCTTGCAACTGCGCTTGTCCATCTACGACGTGCTACGATGAATGTTGCCTCATCACGAATTTCTACACCAAACTTAGTAAACAGATCTCCCTCACCATCGAATCCTTCAATGTTCTCAATATACATTTCAACCTTATAAGCATTTCCGAAACGAGATGCTTCTAAGTCACCAAGAATCGTATCCTCGTTTACTGTTTCACGAGGGAGATAATATACATCTTGACCATATATTTTTATGGATTCTAGAACCAAATCTTCGTAGAGGTTCTGTGTACCTCTAAGATTCTGGTTGAAGTAAGGATTAACTGCCATGATATTATCCTACGAAAAAGTCTGCAGGGAATTCGTGCTCAAGCCTAATTTTCTCTCTTAACCTTTCGATTTCTTGTGTAGCTTCTTCATAAATTCTAGGACCGTTTAATGTAACGCCACCTGGTAATTGTACACCTTCAAATTTACTAAGGTTCGTACCCCATTGTTGTTTGATAAGTGCTGTAGTATATTCTTTTAAGAACATATCATTGTAGACCTCGGTGTATGTTCCAGGATCAATAAATTTATATGCTTCATACACAATATATTCGTTTGCAACAACATCACCATCTTTAAAGTCACCATGGATATACAGTCTGTCTTTTTTCCGTGCAAATGTTGTTTGTGGATGACCGTTTAGTTTCATATCAAGTAGTGAGAGATATTGTTGTAGTTGTTCGTAGTATGCAAGATCACCTGCAAAGTTCTGCATATCGGCAATATCATTCAGCATCATTTGATACTTAATATCAAAGAAGTTAAATGAAGTATTAAATGAGCTAGAGAGTCTGAATAATTTTGTGATATAAAGAACGTTGCTGTCAACAGCAATAAATCCATTGGTAAGATCTTGTGAAGTTACCTGATAAGAAACATAATCCCTAAAAGTTGCTTCAGAGTGATACTCACGCCAGAATTGAATCGCTTCATCTACACGATCTTCAATTTGTTCGTCATCAACATTAATTTCAATTACAGGATCACCCAACCGCCTTAAGCAGTAATCAATTAAACCTTGTCTTGAACTTGGATTTGCCATATCTGTATTTACCTTAGTTTAATAGTGATCCAGCTGCATTGTATACGTTGATCCTATAATATGTACCTTGTTGACCATCAAGTGTATCTGCATCAAGACCAGATCCTGCCCCATCTCTTGTTTTAATATCGGTAAAGATCGTTGCACCGAAGTAAGAAGTTAATTGTGCAGAGTCGATTGCAAGATCTCTAGTAGATGCGATTGTACCACCACCTGTTAAACCAGTGCCTGCTGTGATTGATACCGTCGAGTGATCGATATGCTCATCAGCTACGAATCCTGTTAGGTTATCGTGGTTAATAGAGCTTTCAAAATATGCTAAGAATTCAGCTGAATCGATAGCAAGGTCTCTTGTAGAAGCGATCGTACCGCCACCCGTTAAGCCTGTACCAGCGGTAATTGATACCGATGAGTGATCGATATGCTCATCAGCTACGAATCCAGAGAGGTTATCGTGATTAATTGAACCCTCAAAGTATGCTAAGAATTCAGCTGAGTCAATTGCAAGATCTCTGGTAGATGCGATTGTGCCGCCACCTGTCAGACCTGTTCCTGCTGTGATCGACACTGATGTATGGTCAATGTGCTCATTTGCAACGAAACCAGAGAGGTTATCGTGGTTAATAGAGCCTTCGAAATATGCTAGGAATTCTGCAGAGTCAATAGCAAGATCTCTAGTAGCTGCGATTGTACCACCGCCTGTTAGACCTGTTCCTGCTGTAATTGATACTGATGTATGGTCAATATGCTCATTGGATACAAAGTTTGTAAGAGCATCGTGATCAATATTCGTTGCCGTAACTGCAGTTACCAGACCCTTACCATTAACAGTGATTGCTGGTACCTGTGATGAAGATCCGAATGATCCAACGTTACCGTTCACTGTTGCTAATGTAAGTACTAGATCAACAGGTGCTGAACCATTGAATGAAACATTTGGTGCTGTTGCATCACCCGAAGCAGAGAAGTTTCTACCAGTTGCAAGAGTTGTAGCTGTTGAAGCATTACCTGTGAGCGAACCAGTTACGTTACCAGTCACATTACCTGATAAGTTACCTTCGAATGTAGTTGCTTTAACTACACCATATTGTGTACCAGCTGAATTTGGATCAATTGGTGCATCTGGTTCTGGATCGTATCTGTTTAGGAATGTCCATTTATTTTCTGATACGTCGAAGTATAGACCAACGTGGGTGTATGCAGAATCGTTTCTGTTAGAGAAGAATCCTGTATCAATATCTGTTGCAGTAGCTGTGCCTGTCCATTTATCACCAACTGTGTGACCGGTTGTAGCACCAAAGTCGATCTCAATACCGTACGCACTGTCTAGTATCTGAGCAGCGCCTGTGATAGCAATACCCGTTGCTTCTGTACCGACAGATGAATCAAATCCCCATTCAAACGTATCAGGTGTTCCAGTAGCGTCAATCTTAACGAAGAATGACTTAGTTGCTTCATCGCCTGAGTAATGTCCAGAGTAGAATGCATCATCTAGGCCAGTTCCAACAAAGCTTGTACCAGCCTCACCAATCGTATCACCAGCATTGAGGTACTGGAAGTTACCACCAATTTCTACATTTGCTGTAGAAGTAATGGTTTGTGTACCAGTAACATTTAAGTTACCGTCGATAGTTAAATCACCACCGATGTGTGCAGCAGACTGAACTCTAAATCCAGCAACCGAATGGTTCTGCTGGTTGATAATAACTTTACCGTTATTAGGATCAGATTTAATAACCCAACCGAGACACATCGGGAAGTTAGGATAAGCCGGGGCAGCATTCTGTAGTGCACCTGGTGTAAGGCCGGCGAAGAAGTTTTGACCTGCAGTAAGAGAGGATGTGTCAATGCCATCAATTACACCAGATACAACAATTTGTCCGTAAGAGTTATTTGGAATAGCTTCTGCTGAAAGACCCTGAACGTTATACTTAGCTGCGTCTGTTGCATCTGCTAGAGCAATTGTAGGAGATTCTCTGCCAGAATCGTTAACGAAGTTACCTGAGTAATAGAGTGGTTTACCTTTGGCAATTTCCACGCCAGTGTTGTTGTACACCCTCTCAACTTCTTGCATACCAATTTCAATTGGATGATCGAAATCAGTATAATAGTTTAGATTCTTATGGAAAGGATCATACCATAGAGCACCTTCTCTAAATCCAATATGACTATCTGCCCAACCAAGCTGGAACTGAATCTCACCAACGGTAGCTGAGTCTGCTTGGAAGCTTGTGATTGTAGCAGAATCTACTGTTAATTGACTAATATGACCAGTACCATAGTTTAGTGATACACCTGATATATTAGTTGCGATTGCAGAATCTGCGTTTAGTGCATTTGTATTTAATGTATTATTATCAATAATACCGATATGTGCTGAATCTACAGATAATTGGCTAATCGTACCTGTTGTAGCATTTACTGTAGAATAGTTTGCTGACGTACCAGATATATTTGTAATCGAAGCAGAATCCGCCTGAAGTATTCCAAATCCGTTTATAATAGTCGGATAACTACCACCATCAGCAGTATTAATAGTAAAGGTAGTACTTGCAGAATCCCACGATGTGCTTGATACCCCAGCAACACTTACGGTTCCAATACTATCTACGAATCCTGATCCGTCAACTGTGACAATAGGAACTAGTGATGCCGAACCATATACACCAGCAGTTACCGTTGTATTTGATCTAGTAAGTGTATGTGTATTCAGTGTTTGTATATGGGCTGAGTCTACATCAAGTTGACTAATTGTACCTGTTGTAGCATTTACTGTGCTATAATTTGCAGAGCTACCAGATACATTTGTTAATGATGCTGAGTCAGCATCAAGCGAATTAGTTCTTAATGTATTGTTATCAATAATTCCGATGTGTGCAGAATCAACAGATAGTTGACTGATCGTGGCTGAATCCCCGAGCAGTGATCCGTAACTTGCAATACTACCAGAAATAATTTGAATATCTGCTGAGTCAGCTTCTAGATTAGTACTTGATACAGTAGTAGCACCTGTGAGTGAACCATACACCTTTGTACCGGTGCTAACTGTTTGAAGCCTAAGATCACCAGAGGAATCATTGATTTTTACACCATCATCCGCACCAGCTTGCAACCAAATTGGGTTACCATTATTTTTTGATGACAGATAGATGTCTTGTGCTTCAATGTAGATCCCACCGGTGGAATCTTTAATAACCAAATTAACAGGATTTCGGTTAATAATAGCATCATCGTTATCACCGAATGCAAGTGATACGTTATCACCAAATCCTCTGATTGGTGTTGAAAATGATCCACCATCAACAGTATTAATTGTAAATACGCCAACTGATGAATCCCATGATGTACTTGATACACCAGCAACACTTACGGTTCCAATACTATCAACAAAACCTGAAGCATCAACTGTTACCACTGGAACAAGTGATGCTGAACCATAAGCTCCTGCTATTACAGTTGTATTGGATCTTGATAAAGTATGGGTATTTAATGTTTGTACACGTGCGGAATCTGCATCAAATTGGCTAATATGACCAGTACCATAATTTAAAGTAGCACCAGAGATATCAGTTACAATAGCAGAATCAGCAGTAAGCGCTGCAGCATGTACAGTAGCGTAGTTAGAAGTAACACCAGAGATATCCGTAATAACTGCGGAATCTGCTGTCAGATTTGTTACTGTAGCAGAATCAGCTGTTACTGCACCTGATACATTTAATGCTTTATTTAATGCCCAGCGATCATCAGTAGAGGTATATGTTATAGTCGGTTTAGTACCGCCAGTGTATAATGCGCCACCAATAGTTAATCCCGCACCATCAATATCAACATTGTTTACGGCTGAATCAGCGAGTACAATATTTTTATCATTTATAGTAACTTCTGTTGAATTAACAGTTGTTGTAGTACCTTGAACAGTTAGGTTACCAGCAATATATGTGTTACCTGTACCCGTAATGTTTCCATTTACTGTTAGTCCAGCAGCGGTTAAAGTCGTAAAATTACCAGTACTATAATTTGCAGATGAGCCAGATACATTAGTTATATTAGCTGAATCCGCATCCAAGGCATTCGTATTTAATGTATTATTATCAATTATGCCAATGTGCGCTGAGTCTGCAGAGAACTGACTAATTGTTCCAGTTGTGGCATTTACAGTTGTGTAGTTAGCAGATGTACCAGAGATATTAGTAACTGACGCCGAATCAGCAGTAAGTGCTGCAGCATGTGCAGTAGCGTAGTTAGAAGTAACACCGGAGATATCAGTTACAATAGCAGAATCTGCATTTAATGAATTTGTATTAATAGTATTATTATCGATAATACCAATATGTGCTGAGTCTACATCAAGCTGACTGATCGTACCTGTTGTAGCGTTTACTGAGCTGTAGTTTGCTGATGTACCTGATATATTTGTAACTACTGCAGAATCAGCAGTTAGATTTGTTACTGTAGCCGAATCAGCGTTCAACGTACCGGTAACGGTAGTACCAGTTAATGTAGTTTCTAATTTTTTAACACTTCCATAATATAGATCGACGCCTGCAAAAGGAGTAAATTCTGCAATTTTAGCACCACCGACATTATTTTTTATTAAGAAATGACCAGCACCATCAAGATCTAATTCAGTAGCCCCTGCTTCAATAACGGTTGTACCACCAGTGGTATGCCGTATCGATGCTTCATTAGCATCACCAAAGTATAATCTTTGATCGTCACCAAAACCATTAATAGTAGTTCTGAATATTCCTCCATCAGCGGTATTAATTACTAATTGCGCTGTTGAAGAATCCCATAATGTGCTACTAACGCCAGCGACTGATACTGTGCCGATACTGTCAACAAATCCTGAAGCGTCTAGAGTAACAATGGGAACAAGTGAAGCTGAGCCCCATGTTCCAGCATAACTTGTAGCACCTGAGCGAGTGATATTAGTAAATGTAGCAGAATCTGCGGTGACCGCACCATCAACATCAACTGCTCTATTGAAGTTAATTAAATCACCAGATGTTACGTACTTCATTTCCGGAGGTGTAGTAATACTTGCACCACCAAGTGTAATACCAGCACCATTAAGAGCAGTTAGGTCGGCTGCAGAATCTGCTAATGTAATATTCTTATCTGCGATATTAACTACAGTTGAATTAACTGTTGTCGTTGTCCCATCAACCGTTAAATTTCCATGTACGGTAACCCCACTACTGAAATATGCAGAATTAAATGTAACGTTATCACTGATACCAACTGGTTGTCCAATAGAAATAACCCCACCAGATGATTCGTATGTTACACCAGTACCAGCGACAAGATGTGCTCTTACTTCAGAAGCAGAAGGTCCTGTGTATGAGAAATTACCTGTAGCAGAATCGTAACTGAACGATCCGTCACCGCCTAAATCAAGTGCCTGGAAGTGTGCTCTTACTTCAGTTGCACTTGGACCAGTATATGTAATATTACCAGTAGCAGAATCATAACTTAATGATCCATCCCCACCTTGATCAAGTACCTGGAAATATCCCCTTACCTGGGCTGTAGATAGACCCGAATAGGTGAATGTGCCAGTAGCAGAATCATATGTAAATGTGCCATCCCCAGCTGCATCAATTGCTTGGAAATAACTTCTGATTGTTGCAGTTGATACTGCATCACCAAGAGCAGAATCTACACGTGCCCTTGTGTAATATAAGTTATTACTTCCTTCAGCAAGGTCGTTTGTTGTATTACCTGCAAGACTTAAAGCAGCTGGATCACCAGATGTGGTCTTAACTGCAAAGCCACCATCTGATTCTTCAAGAGCAATAGTACCGAGCTGGATAGTTTGTCCAGAAAGATATAACTTACGCCATTTATTAGTAGCACTACCAAGATCAAGTGCGCTGTCAGCATTAGGAATAAGACTGTGTGTAACTTGATCTGACGAATCAAGCATATTGATTCGAACATTACCATCACCACTAACGGTGAAGTGATCTGCATCAAATTTTGCAACACCGACAGAGGAATCTGTTGCATTATCTGCAGTAAAGGTAACGGTTCTATTATCAACTACCCCAACCTTTGCAGTAAGAGGAGCTACGCCATCAAATGTAAGAATTTGTGCTGAACCGACTGATACTAAGCCTGTACCAGAGTCACCCGCAAAATTTAAATCACTACCACTTGCACGAACACTTCGTATAGGTGTTCCTACAATGACGCGTTTAACAATAGTTCTTTGAGCTCCGGCCATTCATATATCCTTTATGTAACTGATGGTGTTACGTTAATTCTTCCTTCGAGAATCCTCTCGATCACGGTTTCACCATCACTATCTACAAAGGATAGTTCTACATCATAAACATATCTGCCTTTTCGTAAGGCAGCCGTTTGAGTATTTGTTAGACTAATAGTAGCTTTTCCCTCGGTCTGTGGGGAAATAAGCAGTCCCTGGAATGTAGTAGCATCACCATCACTGTCACTGTAACTTCTTTTCATCTTTGCAGCAATAGAATGATTTTCTAAATTTTTTGCTGCACCATCTGTTGTTTCTAAGTGAAGCTCAACTGTAAGATCGGTACCTTGTTCAACATCGAATTCTTCATATTCTGCCATAAGACTACTCTTCGTTAATAGGATTCTTCTTTATTTATAATAAAAAAGCTTTCATCTATTTATAATAACAAGAAAAGATGTTATCAGAATCCAAGAATAAATCTTTTGCCCCACCATTGAATACAGCTATTGTTGGTTCAGACATATAATAGCCCTGAGTGGAACCATCAAACCTCTGACTTTTAACTTTGAATTTATATGCAGTACTTTGCCACGATCGGTCCTTGAGTAGTATTTCAGGGATATTCGTAACAGGGTAATAGTCTTTTAGTATTTCAAGATACTCTAGTTTATCCCTGTGTAGGTTCCACAAATATCTGCACACACCTTTGTATTCATCTATAATAATATATGGGTTTTCTTCAAAGTGCTCATAGATTTCGCGCAATTCAAATGAATTAAAAATCATAATAGATGAATTAACTTTAGTAAAGTTGTATCTTTGTTGTTTTATATCAACATCCATCATACGGGAATCGATACTTCCATAACAAATTTTTATTTTATGGGGGTTTACATTGCTAAAAAGATAGTCTATATTATTCTGTATTACTACATCCAAATCCAAAAAAAGTGTTCTACCCCCTTCACGGTACAGGTCAGGATTAAAAACACAAAGCTTTGGCCAGAAGCCATCAATACCACTTTCTACCTCATCTGAAATATCAACTGGATTAATCCCATCATCTAACCCATCTGGGATTTCCGTAAGACAATAAAAATCGAATGGTAAAGACAAATTCTTCCTTACCATTCTATAGAGTCTGTTAACAAATTCTGGCTCGTATTTGGTGCCAGTCTTGACACACACTACGTTAATCATAACGGATCTTCAATATCCTCAATAATCTGTTCCCAAATGTTTTCAGCTTCAGCAAACACATATGCAACACTAATACGGAGACAGTCTGTTGATGCTGCATGGTAACAGAGCTTATCTGGTTGATGGTACGCACCAAAGTAACCCATCTTACACTGCCATCCAGGTACATCCTGAACTCTCACACGTTCTTTCTTTTCAAGGTCCCAGTAATCAAACCATCCATCCCCGTTTTCTGACCAAGAGAAAATAACATTGTACCCCGCAGCATTTGCATTATTATGCCAAGATATCCAGCCTCCAGGAGGATAGAGTGTAACAAGAGTATTTCTTTTAGCAGAAAGTTCTGCCATTAATTCATTATTTAATTCTTGGGCTTTATTCCTGTACTCTTCTATAATTTTTAGATCCGTATTCCCGGTATCTCTTTCTGCCCCTGGCATCAAACCAGAATACGAGTGCATACTCTCTGGAAATCCGTCATGTTCTCTGCCTCGCGCAATAATTCTTTCAAGATAGTCATCCGCAAGCCACCTGTCTCTGGTGTGGTCTTTTGAATTTAAAGGTAGATCCTTTTGTAAGTTACCTTCTTGATACTTAGTAAGAACAAAATTTTTGAACTTATTCAAAGATTCCATTACCATCTCATTGTTGATTTTAATATCTCTCATACTCTAAAGTCCTTATCTTTTTGAAGAGTTGCAGAATGATGGACTATAATTGGTGGATTGTTCACTAATCTGTGCTTACCAGCATTTGATCCAGTCTGGTTGAACTTAAAACTTGTAAACCAATTCCATCTGTAGTTATCTTCAAATTTACCTATCTTAAGATCTTTGTACTTATCCATTTCGTTAGTCATCCACCACAACGTAAATTGATCCCATCTTAACATAGTGATGGGTGTTCCTTCATGCCACCATGGGGTTGAAGTTGGTTTATAACCTCTTCCTCTATAATGATTGTACCATTCTTCTTGTACTAGAAACATCTCCCACCAATCTTTCATAAAATCTCGAATGATTGGTTTTCTCATATCATATAGACAAACACCACCACATAGAACCAAATCAATAACTTTATCGGTACCTTCAATTGGGGCGTCAACCTCTACAAAAGAGGCTGCAGCAACCTTGTCTTTTGTAAGTCTTACAAATGAAAGATCATTATCACCAAGTTCATCCCATACATTTACAATATCTTCATGCTCACAAACAGAATCGGCATCAACGTAGAATGTTATATCATACGGGCTGTTTGCCATACCATACAATTTACCACGAATATGTTCAGGACAATCCAGAATATTTTCGCAGTAATCTTTTGCTCTGTTATCAATCCATTCGGGGTGGGAAGTGAAGAAAGTAATTCTTGCATCTTCGTAGTGATCCAGGATAGATTCTACGAGATTCATAGCAGAGGAGTAGAATGCGGGTTTGTTTGTAGCTACAATTACAAATCCTTTAGACGGATTGCTCATTCTCAATTTCTTCTTTCAATAACATAACAGTGTAGGCCAACAATTCATAACGATTTTTGGACTTACGCATACGCGCCTTCATCTTCCTATTGGAAGAATTCTTAACGGAATCGATCTCAAATACCTCTAGCTTTGCATTAAAGAGTTCTTCTAGCTTTTGAGCTTGATCTCTTTCTTTCTTTTGCATAGCCTCAGCTTCACGACGTTTCCGGTGTCGCTCTTCGCGTTCTTGCGTATTTTTATCGATTTTAGCAATATCGTTCTGCTTTAGAATTTCTTCCCAGTCAGGATTGATCTTACCACCGCTGGTGTACTTGAAGATTTTTGCAGTAGAAGAAGTTTCTTTACCATCGTCATGCTCAATGACTAACTTACAGGTAATACGATCCTTCTGATAATTTTCCCAAAAGGGATGTTTCCATTGTTTTTTCATTTCACTTTCCTAATTAAGCAATACGCATGTATAAGGTATAGGTCTCTATCGTTTCATTTGTTGCCTGAATGGTTTCTCCAAGGTAATCCCCAATATAGTTACCTATGTAGTCACCAATGAAGTTACCGACGTAATCTCCAATGAAGTCTGAACTATATATGTCTGTGGATACACGTGTAAAATCTGTTTCATAGTTTCCAGTATAATCTGCAGTATATTCTATACCAGTATAATTACCCGTATAACCTTGATCGTATTGACCCACATAATCACCAGCGTACTGTATCAAACTGTTTCTAGTAAAGTTAGTTTCATAATCACCGGTGTAGGAATCTGTCGAATTACGGGTAAAATCACCTAATGAATTTCGGGTTGATACACGTGTAAAATCTGTTTCATAGTTGCCAATGTAGTTACCAGTATAATCTGCAGCATAGTTACCAGTATAGTTCGCAGCAGACACCCGGGTAAAATCTGTTTCATAGTTACCAGTATAGTTCGCAGCAGATGCTCGCGTGTAGTTTACAGTAGATGTGCGCTGGCTATTTCGAGTAAAGTTAGAAACATAATTCCCAGTGTAGTTAGCAGCAGATGCTCGCGTGTAGTTTACAGTAGACGTACGTTGTGAGTTTCTAGTAAAGTCTGTAGCATAGTTACCAGTATAGTTTGCAGCGGATGCCCGGGTGTAGTTTACTTCAGAGGTACGTTGTGAGTTTCTAGTAAAGTTAGAAACATAATTCCCAGTGTAGTCACCGGTGTAGTCTCCCAGGAAGTTTGCTGTCGAAATGAGTGTAGAAACTCTAGTAAAGTTAGACAGATAGTTACCTGCAAAGTTACCAGCGAAGTTACCAGTATACACTACTTGACGTCTAAAACTTCGCGCAAAGCCATTGTAGAAGGTGGAGAATTGCACGCACGTCGCAAAATCCCGCACGAAGTCACGCACATAGTTACCTACATAGTCCGTTTCATAATTACCCGTAAAGTCACCAGTATAATCTACGGTAGAAGTTCGTTGACTGTTTCGGGTTGATACACGTGTAAAGTCTGTAGCATAGTTACCAGTATAGTCACCAAGGAAGTTACCACCTACATAGTCACCAGTATAGTTAGCTGCTGAAACTCGAGTAAAGTTTGCGGTATAATTACCCGTATAATCACCAAGGAAGTTACCACCTACATAGTCACCAGTATAGTTAGCTGCTGAAACTCGAGTAAAGTCTGTAGCATAGTTACCAGTATAGTCACCAAGGAAGTTACCACCTATATAATCACCAGTATAGTTTGCAGCAGACGCTCGAGTAAAGTTTGAAATATAATTACCAGTATAGTTTGCTGCAGATTCTCTTGTGTAATTCTGATTGGATATTCTTGTTGAATCTCTTGTGAAATTACTTAGGTAATTTCCGGTGTAGTCACCAGTATAATCGGGATTATAGTTACCAGTATAGTTACCAGTAGATACTCGAGTAAAGTTGGATATGTAATCACCAATGAAGTCAGCAGCGTAATCCACTGCATAATTACCATCATACGTTCCTTCATAGACTGCAGTGAAAGCATCCGCAAAATTATTTGTAGAAACTCTAGTAAAGTTAGACAGATAGTTACCTGTATAATCACCTGTGTAGTTCAGTAGTGAGTTACGAGTAAAGTTCTGAGTAGAATCTCTTGTTGAATTACGTGTGCTATCTCGTGTGTAGTTTACATCAGCAGTTTGCTGTTTAGTATCAGTAGCAGTACCTTGTGATACCCAAGTACCACCAGATGGTGCACCTGCAGCAGAAGATCGAAGCTCATAGGTACCAATCCCAGTTGTCATGATACGGTTCTGAGCAACTTTACCTAAAGTGTATCCTATCTCACCAACAGTAGCTTCTTGGAAACCATCGTATGATTCACCAAGATCTGTCTCGTCTGTATAGATCCCTTTGATACGTACATACTTTGTAGTAGTTGGTGCAGTCATTGCAGTACGTTGCCAAATACTATAATTAACCGCCGTGCCATCAGTACGATTATCCGTAAAGACATTTGATAGTGCTGCTGTGTAATCCCCACTTGGTGCCGATGTTGCAAGTTTGTAAGTACCAGGATATTGGTAGGTGTGAATACGTGTATTCAATTCATCGACCAAAAGATTCATATCTGAATCTGCCATCTCTCTGGCTTGGAAACTACCGTCACTTTTAAATCCTAGTGGTCGACGGAATCCATCAGAATCTACATAGGATGCTGTACCACTATTTTGATAGATGGTAGTATTCGTAGTAGTGGTAGTAAGAGATGAACCTGGATGGGTTCCAATAGCCTGATCAAACTGTGTGTCAGTATATGTACCAATAGCATCAGCACCTGCACCAGATGAATTAATACGTGATACTGAGGTGTTAGCAATAGTCGATAATTTTAATCCGGCTCGGTATGCAAGGTAATCCAATTCATCTGAATCGAATTGTTGTAAGTCACCCCCAGACCCCTGGAGCTTAAGCGGGGTTTGTAAAGTAGATAAAGCCATTATGCAGTCCTAACATATAACGTATATGTTTCAATAGTTTCGTTTGACGATTGGATTGTCTCTCCAGCGTAATCACCTATATAGTTACCTAAGTAATCTCCAATAAAGTTACCTACATAGTCACCGGTATAATCTCCAGTGTATTCATTTTGATATGCTGCATCATACTGTCCAACGTACGTAATAGGACCAACATAGTTTGGTGTATAATCACCAGCATAATCACCTTCATAATTACTTATATAGTTACCAATAAAATCGCCAGTGTATTCGCCAAGATAATCCGTGGAATAATCAGCAGGACCTTCGTAATCCCCTACGAAATCACGCTCAAAGTTACCAGTATACACTACTTGACGCCTATAAGCTTGGGCTTCAAAGCCATTGAAAAAGTCGCTGAAGCTTACGCACGTCGCAAAATCTCTGACGAAGTTTCTCAGATAGTTACCAAGGTAAGTATCCACACCTGTGTATGTAGCTACATAGTTACCAGTATAGGTGTCATCTGTATAGTTACCCTCGAAGTCAGCACCAGAATACGTTCCGGCATATTCCCCTACATAATCAGCAGCAATGTATTGAGTGGTACCAACATAATCACCATCATACACGGCCCCATAATTAGAAACGTAATTAGATTGACTTATTCTTGTAAAGTTCTGAGTTGAATCTCTAGTTGAAATTCTTGTACTGTCTCTTGTATAATTCTGATCAGCAGTTTGTTGTTTTGTGTCTGTTGCAGTCCCTTTAGCCACCCATGTGCCAGGATCTGTCGGCGCGCCATCTGCAGAACTACGTAACTGATACGTACCAATACCAGTGGACATAATACGTGTTTTTGCACGCTGGCCAAACGTTGCCTGCATTTCTACGGTACTCATACGTTGCAGATTTTTAGTACCTTCAACAAGTCTCACAGGCTTTACCACGGTTGGTGGCGTCATAGCCTGACGTTTCCAAATAGTGTAATCTACTGAAGTACCATCAGTTCTTGTATCTGTGAATACATTTGCAATGTGTGCCGAGTAATCTGCGCTCGGTGCAGATGTAGCAAGTCTGTAAGTGCCAGGATAATCACCAGCAAATATTGTGAGTAGTAGACGATCAACCACAGCGTTAAGCTGCGTGTCATTCAGTGCTTCAATCTCACCAGGATCTTGATCCCAAAGTACAGGTTTAGAAAATGGTGGATCTTCTGGTGCTGTACCAGTGTTTTGATAGATTGTAGTATTTGTAGTAGTTGTGGTGAAAGATGAAGCAGGATGTGTGCCTACAGCTTGATCGAACTTCGTATTCGTATAGGTACCGACAACATTCCCGGTACCGGTACTGAGAGAAGCAACCTTTGATTGACCAGCTTGCGCTAGTTGGATACCAGCCTGGTATGCTGCATAATTTTCTTCTGTGGCTGTAATTTTTTTAAGATTACCATCACCGTCGTCGATCTTAAGAAGGGCGTCAATAATTGCCATGATCTGTCCCTTAGTTTAATAGTGTACCATCTGAATCATATATATTTGGAATTCTATTATATGTTTCATTAATAGCAGCCACTATGTTTGATTTTGCTGTTGTTACTAATGAATTAAGATCCCCAACTGGATTTGTTGAGACATCGGAATCAAGGAGATCAACAGTAGCTTTCAGTTCATTGATCGCCCCAACTAGTGACGATTTAACACTTGTAGTCAGCGATGTTAATGTACCAATATCAGAATCTAGTTCATTGATAGCACTTCTAGCTTTTGTTGCAGTTGTCGTAAGTGTGGCTCTACCAACTAAGTTATTGAAATCTGTATCATTCGAATCTAATCTACTATCTAATTCATTAATAGCAGCCTTGATTGTAGTAGCAGTAGTGGCCAGGCCAACTTCCCCAATTGAATCGTGAATTTCGTTGATAGCTGCTGTCAAATTAGATGCGGTAGTATTAAGAGACATACTACCAATATCAGCATCTAATTCATTAATTGCTACGACAAGGTTTTGGTCTGCAGCAGTCGTTAAGCTAGACCTGTTACCAATATCAGAATCTAGTTCATTAATAGCAGTAACGAGATTCGAAGTAGTTGGCGTTGTAAGTGCGGTATGATCACCAAGTTCTGTTCTTAATTCACGTAATGCTGCAGAAATATCAGTAGCTGTAAGACCTGTAAGGGTCATATTACCGATATCAGTTTCGTGCTCGTTAATAGCCCCTTTGATTGTAGTAGCTGCTGTTGATAAGGCAACCTCACCAATTGAATCGTGAA